GGCAAAGGCTGTTGAGGGATGTTCTGCCTTGATATAATCAGCATCAACACCAGGAGGCAGAACCATACCCATTCCTGGCTCTATGGTGGTTTTCTTTGGTCCAGATGGAATGATGGTCTGTAATGCCTGCTCTTGTGATAGTTCTAAATCATCAGGTTGGGTTTGCTTATATTTAATAAAGGCAGAAGCTTCAATTCTTGCTGATATTAATTCAGCCTTCTGATATTCTTCCATCATTCTAACCTTATTCATTACAGAAGCTATCATAGGAACACCTCTTGGCGCTCCAATCATGTAAGGTTTAAAGGAATGAATTATATGCTCTGCTGGTTCATAGATATATTTAATAAATCCATCTCTGGGGTCATGTTGGGTAATACAGTAAGATAAGGGTTTACCATCTTCATTCTTCAAGATGCCCATATTATAATTTTCATGTTGGGTTACAATAAGCTGTTCAGCATGTAATAATTGACATTGAAAATTATATTTACCCTGATATCTCTTTCTTAATAATATTTCTCCATCAATACAAAGAGATTGAACCATTAAATCTAAAGCATCATTAAGGCTATATTGTCCTGTAACCTCAAAGTTCTTTCTATTACAGAAGTCAGACCATGCTTCTTCTATTTGCTTTGATACCTTTGTATTAATGCTACCTTTTGAATTAGGAACAGTAGATTTAAAGCTAAATCCTTTAGAACCTACAATATTATCCTGACATAAAGATACAAAGTGTGATATAACAGGACTATTTCTATATAAGTCTCTGCTTCTGACTCTTAATAGCTCTAATTGGGTAAATAATTCCTGTGCTGGAGAAAAATCTACTGTAGTCCATTGGCTATTCTGTCTGTTAAACATTCCAGACTCAAAACTTCTCTTACCATTAAACAGATAATCATTGAAAGCTAAATTAACAATATCAGTATTACTAATAGGCTCTGATTTATTTTCTAATGTTGCTTCAATGATTTTCTTATTTCTATTAAATATTGTTGGAAACTTCATTATCAATCTTTCTATTATAAATTAAAATAAACAGAACCAATGGAAGGCTTACCATCTTCCATTCTTACTCTTTGCATATAAAAGGCTCTTAAATCTAATAGACCTTTTCTATCTAATCTCATGGTGGTGCTACCTATGGTGTATTCCTGAACATCAGAACCAGCACCATCAGCAAGACATTTTTCTATATCATGTAGAGCCTTCTTATTAGGGCTTCTTGGGTCATTAACACCTTCTGCCGTTAAATCAGCCTTAATTAAAGCTTCTGAATAACCTAATGTTGTTTTAATACCTAATGGAGAAGTTAAGAAGGCAGATATTGTATATAAACCAGCTTTGTAGGCTGTGGTAGTAGCTGCTGGAATAGAAAATGTAAATATATTGCCAGCTACAGAAGAAGATGTAATTATTATTGGTGCTAATCCTTGCTTTTTAAATACATAAGATAATGTATAGCCAGTTGTATCTAAACTAAAGCTATCTACATTAATATAGAAAAGCCAATCATCACCAGCTTGATATACATTATTTTTAAATACTGATACTGACTCAATCATTAATTATACCTTTTCATATCTTTACTATAGGTAATTCTGTTTACCAACTATTAAAGGTTCTAAACTTGTTAATATATTCTTCTTTTAGGTTCTTATTTGCTGCTGAAACTGGCTCTGAACCTGCTGGAACCTGCTCTACACCTGCATAAACCAGCACAGGCTGTATCTCCTGTGGTTCTGTTGGCTTCTCTGCCTCTGTATCAATCTCTTCCAGGCTGTCTAATTCTGGTTCTGTATCCTCCGGAGTATTCATATCTACAGAAGCCTGTTTAATCATTTCTGCTCTTTGTTCCATTGTGTAATTCTTAAGGCAGATATAATAAGCAGCAAGGTTATAAGCTAATTCATCCAGCTTTTCATTTCTTCTACTACCAATCTTCTTAAATTGTCCATTAACCTTTCTTTCTGAATACAATTCCTTAAAGTATTCTTCATTACATTCAAAAGGAAAGTGTATGTATAAAGGTCCAGGCTTTTCTGTGGTTAACATCTGGAAGATATCAGTCTTAGCATTTTCAGTTCCAATTTCCCATTTTCTTAACCCTGTCTGACTGTCTCTCTTGGCCTTTGTTATGATTGGTTTCCCTTGCTGTCTTGCTCCATAGATACCCTGAACCACAGGCCCTTTACCCTTTAGGAACCTATTTACATGCTGGGTTTGGTGTCCCTGGGTATCAATCAATGTCTTTTCTATGCCTATCTCTGTTCCATTCTCATGCTTATACTTTGCATAGATAACTTTAGACAGGGCTTCCCAAGGTCCAGGTGTTGATGGGTCACCTTCTATTCTGCCTGATAGATAAACCCATGCTTCTCTATCTAATCCCCAAGCTATTACTGAATAACTTAACCAGCTATCCTGTGTATCTACAGCACAGGTTAAGAGGCTGGCAGACATAGGAACAAGAGGATATCTTTCTCTTCTATTATAAAGAATATCAGAGCTATCCCTATATAATCCTAAATCCTCTTCGAAGGGAAGGCCCAAAACTTCATTCTTAAATCTCATAATAGAGAAAATGTCTCTACTCTTATCTACCAAGAGCCATTCTTCTACAATCTTTTCCAAGGTGGTAAATGGAGAATATAACTGTGAAATATGAAAACCTTTTGTCTTTATTTCAGGATATGTTTCTACCCATTTACCAGATGAAATAGCTACCTTCTTCTGTGCTTCTGTTATTTTCTTATTACAGCTATTACACTGATAATAAACATCATCCAACTTTACCCTACAGTGTCCAAACCTGACATTCTCCCATTCAAGAGCCTGGAAGGTTCCACAGTGAGGACAGGGAATATGGAAATATGCCTGGGAACTGTTCAGGAACTCTGAATGTATGGTTTTCCTCTTGCTCTCTGCTGTATGAGCCAGGGTAGGGGAAGATAGAATTATGATTTTCTTGTTATGTGGAAAGGTGGAAGTTCTACCTATAGCCAGATCAATTGGATTCCCGAATCCTACAATTGGTTCATATTTATCTATTTCATCACAGATAACAATTCTGGAACTGAAGCCAGCAAGGGCAGCAGGACTATTAGAGCCAGCAAGCCTGATAGAACCACCTGTGGTTAGCTGTTTGAAATGTAAGGTATTGGTGCTTACCTTGCCTTCATTAGCTGCTAACTTGTTCTGTAAGACTGGTGTATTAATGAATAACCATTGTAATTCTTGTTTACTGAATGAATTACAATCCTCACCTCTTGGTTTAACAACTAATACTGGTGCTGGGTCAAGGTCTGAATAATAGCCAATGGCACAGGTAGCTATGAATGTTTTACCAACTCTGGTAGAACACAGCATTACTACTCTTTCTACCTCTGGATTGGTAATAGCATCCATAATTCCAGACTGAAAGGGTATAAAATCTGGATTCCATTTACCAGGAATAGAAGATTCTTCAGAAGATAAGATTCTATTTTCAGCAGACCATTCTGATAAGGATAAATTAGGAGGTCTTTTAAGGTTCTGAATGACCTTCTTAATTAATGTTTTAGCTGATAGCATTATCTATTATTTCTACTTCTTCTGCTTCTACCTTATTTATTACATTGTCTAAAGCATCAAAGATTAAATTATCTATTAGTGTTTTCTTCTTATTATAATCCATAGTGCCATTAATGCTACCAGAAGCCATATGGCCGACATTAAGCAGACTGTTCCTAATATCCAATAGAATATTACTCCATACAGTTTCAATCTCTGAAACCTCCATAAGCCTACCTTCTTTTTCATCTATCTCTAATTGTAGCTTTTGATTAGACAGGTTTTGGCCTTCTATCTTTGCTGCTGTTAAATCATCAACTTTCTTATACTTCTCTGGTTTGATAACCTTATTATTGATATACCATTCAAGACATTCAGCCCAAACATAATATTTCATTGACCCTTCAAAATGATAAGGGAATGTATTAGTTTCTTGTTTAGTCCAGACCTCTATACTCTTTGTTGATACCTGTAGGAGAGTAGCTATCTCTTCTCTTCCAAGGTGTTCCAGGTCATATTCTTTTTTCATGTAAGCCTATTAAAGACAAGATTAATGATTTGTATCAAGTTTTGTGTAGAAAAAGCAAAGCGTCTGCGCGGCACCCGCTAAAACAGAACCTTTTTAGAGGACCCGGCAGAAATAGCAGGTGGACATACCTTTAAGTAATGCCTTTGTATATCCTATTGTGCTGGCTTGTTTAGTTGTCATGTTGATTACTCTTGCTTACTTCTTTGCAGATGCTAATGCTTCAGACAATACTTGTGATGCTATGATGTTGTATCTATATTGAATAACATTGGTAGCTGTCTGATACCAAGCTATCTTCTTTGGTCTGTTAGAATGTTTGATTAAGGTATACAGAAGCCTTACACCAGTCTTTCTATTGGTGCCTCTTTTCCTCTTCCTATTATCATCTGGTGATGTTCTTTGTAGAATTAAAGGTGTTCCAGTTTCTTTGCTGTGAATTAAAAAGGTTCTTTCTAATCCCTGTATACCAAACTTGGTTTTATTAAGCTGTAGATTCTTAACCTTTAAGGGATTATCTGGACCAATGATAGAATTACCAAATACCTTTGGGTTAGGCATTGTTAGCCATGTATGCCCTTGATATGGTATGTGTTCAGCACCAGTTTCAAAGTCTGATAAGTAAGCTAAAGTAATAGGCATTTCAATAGTTACTGACATTCTTGTCTTGGTTGCCCATTGACCCTTATTAATCTTTACCTGTGATATAACCCAGGGCCTTCTGATATGAAGATTTTGTGAAAGCATTATCTTTTCATCAGTTTGAATCTCTTTAGCAACTGTATTTAAAACCTTACTGAGAATGAAACCAGATTGATTATCTTGCCCTAATTCTCGCAACTGATTAAGTATAGACTCTGAATTAATGGTAAGTTTTACTTGCATTATGAAGCCTTTATATATCTATTCTTAGCAGCAATAGACATTTTTAATCTTGTTTCATCTGATACTGGTTTTCTAATTCTGTTACTTGCAGCAATAGACATTTTTAATCTTGTTTCATCTGATATTATATCCCGCTGTTTAGCTATTTCTGACATTAATAATTTTGTTTTTTCTGAAAATGGATTTCTAAACTGTTTACTTGCAGCAATAGATATTTTTAATCTTGTTTCTTCATTAGGTTTTCCACCCTCACCACCTAATGTCTTGTTATATCCAACAGCGGGATTAGAAGCATCCGATAAATAAATTAAATCTGTTTCATATTCATTTAATAGTGAACCATCACAATATATAATAGGTTCAAAGGTAAAAGCGGTAGGACCATACTTATTATAAGAAGCCTGTAAATGTTTATTTTTGTGTTTATTATTTTTTAGCTGATAATTATGATTATACAGTCTATTGGTTAAATCCGTAGATTGACCAATATAAATCTTACCATTGATTGTATTAGTAATTTTATAGATGCCTGAGTTGTTCATATATAAGTAATTCTGTTTCTGTTAATCTAATATGCTGTGATTATATTTCTCTGTCAGTAATGTTAGTGAGGTTTCAATGATGATTTCTGGTAATTTTGTTATTTTTACCATATGCTGTATGAGCATTTTTCTATCAGAACAGTTATACATGCTTTCATCATTTATTACCAAAAGTAAGGCATCAATGATTGTAGAGAGTGTTTTACCTGCTGATTCTTTCTTTAATTCTGTTAAAAAGATTGTGAAGTCTAATAGGTTGATAAATGGTGAAATACTTGTTTCTGTATCCCATTCTTCATCTAATGAATAATGCTTATTTATATATTTAGTGCTTGCTGTTAATTGGTCCTTTAATTTAAAATTACAGATAAGAGTTAGATAGGTATATAGGCGACCATTTCCAGGTTTATATTTAGGTAAATGTTGTAAGACAATGAGACACAGATTATTAAAGACTTCAGTTTTCTCTAAACCATTAGCATCATTCATAAATCTAACATATCTGACAATGATAGACTGAAGCAAGGGGAAGCAGTAAACAAGTATTCTGGTATCTTCATTGTTAATTACCCATGCTTGATAAAGAAATTGTGCTACATCCTCTTTAAAATAATGAGTAGATAAAACAGTATCATCTAATTCATTTAATACATCTTGTTCTATCTTAAATACATCTTCTAAATTAAATAAATCCATTATAGCTACTTTCTGTTATTCTTCTTATTCTTATTTTTCTTCTTATATTTTATTATAGGTGCTGGCTTATTATCTTTATTGCTTGTCTTGTTATCTGGCTTAACCTTCTTCTCTTTCTTCTCTTCAAGCATCTTATTAAAATCATCAAAGATAGCTGCTATTACCTGTCTCATTTCAGAATAATATGGAGAGAAATAATAAGTAATTAAACCATCAATAATACAAGCTGCTATTTCAAAACCAAATGGAGTTGTATATTTACATACCTCACCAGGATAATTAATTAATCTGTCTATTATGTATATACAGATATTCTGACAATGTTTAATTTGTATTGGACTTGGTTGAAAGGTTGGATTGATAGGTAAATTATTCATATTAAGTTATCCTGAAATTAACCAATTTGTTTATTTGTATTGATGTTTTTTCATTATCACCAGCTTTTAATTCATTCTTTGTTATTATTATTAGATACAATTGGCTGTCATCCAGGGTATAACCTAATGATTTATAAGCAGAGAAAAGGCTATCACATAATAGTTTCTCTCTGTTAGCTGCATCAGTCTTTCTTATTGTTGCCTTCTGTGTCATCCAATCAGAATGTAGCATGATATGAATAGCCAGAGGTTCATTAGACCAAGATTTCAATTCAGTTTGGAGCATAGGATTTATTCTAATGTTCTGCTCTATCTGGTTCTTAAAGGCCAATTCAGATGTTTTTCTAAAATCTCTTGCCTGTTGGCTATGAATTAGCCTACCATTAGCTATGGTAAGGCTCTGATTGGTAGAAGGTGGTATCTGGTCCAGAGAAAAGAACATTAATTAGCTGTTCCTGGTGCTGTCTGTGCCTGGGCCTTTAATTCATTTACCCTTGCTTCTAATAGCTGGGAAACCTTTACTGTTAGCTCTAATACAGGATGTTTCTGCTTACCCATAGCTACAAGTAAGGTTTGTTCAGAGGTCAAATCTAATTTGTAATTTCTTAATATATTAGATAATACATCTAATTCTTGGTCTGTTAATTGTAAATTATTTATTGGTTCCATATTATTTATTCCTTTTTATATTTTGTTTAATTTTAATAATTTTCAACTTGATTAATCTCTTAATATCTTCTAAAAATCTTTGTTTATCTTTATCCATATTATTTATTCTCCATTGATTGATTTAAGATATTAATTACTTCCATTTCATGTTCTTTCATGATACCTAATAAGCTATAATTTATACCAGATAGGGTTTTACCTGCTTCTAATAAATCAGTCTTATTCTTTGCCTGTTTAAGAATAGCTATAAGGTCTAATGCCTTATGTGATATTTCCTTTATATCTGATAATTCTTGTTCTGATAATGTATTAATCATATTAACCTCTATATATTTAATTGTGTTATTTTTTTCAGGAATATTTATAAAAGCAGATAAATAATGTAAATAATTCCTGTAGCTAATAAAATCTTATATATCCATATTTTGATACCATCTTGTGTTATTAGGGCCTGCTGGGGCTTAATTACAGCATCAGAAGCAGAGATAACAGCTTGAAGGGCTTGAATAGCAGCTAAATCCTCTGTTTCTCTTTTCTGTAATTCACTCATTTCATCAGAGGTTAAAACAGTCCCAACAGAAACCACCTCTGTTAGAGGTCTGGTCTGTTGTCTTTTTTGAACTACCTGGACAGATACAGAAGCCCTATCCTTAGCCTCTGATAGCTTTTTCTTGACCTCTGAAATGACTTGGGGTAGGGTAGGGTGCTTTTCAGTCCTATTTAAGCTGTGGAGGTGATAATAAGCAATTGATGATACCAATAGGATAGGTATTAATAGATAGGATGTTAATTTTAGATTAATCATAATAGGTAATTCCTGACAAAAGAAAAGCCTTCACAGAGGAAGGCAGATAGAAAACTGAAGCTAATATATCTATATAATATATATATCTATAATATATACCTGTTACCCTTTGGCGCATATACATATGTCGGATGAAATGACCTGAAACAGAAGGGTTAATTTTCAAGAGGCAAAAATATTTTAATAAGAGGATAAAGAATAGGTAGTAAGAAGGGTAATAGAGTAGAAATAATAAAAGCCCTTGATTGGGCTTTACAAAAAATATTCTATATGTTCGCTCGCGCTCCATAATGTAATTCTGATTTTCTATTTTTTTCCTAAAAATCTACATTTCTATGTAATTCAGTCAGATACAATTTTTTAGGGTCTGTGTCCATTGAAAATAATTTAATTTTTTTTCTTCTACTCCTGCTTCAAGTTCCGATAAATAGGGTATGGACACAAAATGTCCGATGCTATGGACACAGCAAAAAAGTGTGTCCGATGAATGGACATAAAATTAAAAATATGTCCGATGAATGGACACAAACCTAAAAAATTAACACAATTAAATAATAGAAAAGGAAACAGACAATGGACCTAAATAAAATATCAACAGCAGCAACAGCAATAGACAAGCCAGAAGGTATCAAGGTAGCAGATATTGTTATAAAATTAGGTTTGACTCCAGACCAATACCTTAATAGAGAAGTTAGTAAAGCATTAAGTATATTAGGATGGAAAAAAGGTGACAAGAAATTGAAGGATATTAGTGGTAGATACTACCTCTGGTTTTCACCTGAAATTAAAACAATTAATGTAAATCATTCTGATTATCTAATAATGAAGGAAGAAAGGTCACAGTTCCTAAAAGAGAAGAGGGAATTACAAGCCAAGTTGGATAAGGCTACAATAGAATTAAGTCAGATGAAGGCCAGAATGTATGAAGATATGGAAAAGATTAGAGAAAGGGCTTCAATTGAGCAGGAAGGCACCTTAAAGCCACAGAAGGAAGAAATGAAGGAAGAAGTAAGGCTTGCTGAATATGATAAAATAGATGCCTTCTTTAAAGAATACAAAGATACAGAAGATACCAAGGAAGATTGGGAATCAGATTTTGAAAGAAGAATTAAGAATAGATTCATAATGGCAGAATAGAAATAATGTGTCTACCATCACAGCCAAATACCTTATACTACACCACAGGAGAAAACCATATGAAAACCTTGCTAAAATCAATAATCCTATCTACCAGCCTTATTATCACAGGCTGTTCTGGTGGTGGTAGCAATTCACCATCATCTTCAATACCAGTAGTAACACCACCAGTTCCTAATGTAGCACCTTCTGTTTCTATTCCCGGTGCTTACAGTGTTTCTGTTAATGAAGCATCTGGAGCTAATCATACACCTTATTATACTTCAATGCCAAATACAAATAATACAATTACTATTTCTATACCAAAACCTTCAACCCAATTTTTAAATTATTATTGCTTTTATATACATTTTGATACAGGGAGTGGAACATTAAAGTCTAATGATAATCCATATCCATTATTTAGCATAGAAAATATGGATGCTGATATAACAGGTTCACCTAAATATGATATTATTTCACCTTATCCTGGAAATGATACAGAGGTAGATTTAACTCCTACTACTGCTGGAATATGGAGATTTAAAATTACAGCTTGTGAACAAATAACAATGGTTCCATATAATGATACAGCACCAATTATATTAACAGTAGTGGTTACAAATTAAGTTTCGATATATTAAATAGGTTTACTCCCTTAAACCCTATTAATAATAAGTAAAATAAATTAGCCTCATTAATTTGAGGCTATTTATTTTTATATTCCTGTTTTTCTACAAGAATTAATTAGTAGATTAACAGGAATTATATATGTCATGTAAACAATACTTCAAGGTTCAGACAATAATGAAACAGGAAAGCCTATTTAATAGCAATACAATACCATCTGTAGAGAATATGGAAGCCATTTTAAGGTATGAGTTTAGGGATAATACCTTAACAATTGATATATTCTTTGAAAATTATGCCAATGGCAAATACACCAAATATTTATCAGGTAGACAAGAAAGAATTAGGTTCTATTCTTCGCCAGAATGGAAAGCCTTAAAGAAGGAAGCCTTATCTATCTATGGTTCTAAATGTATGGTTTGTGGCTCTACAAAGGATATTAGGGCAGACCATATTATTTCAAGACAATTAGACCCTTCAAGGTCATTAGATATTACAAACATTGGTATATTATGTAATGATTGTAATTTAGATTATAGCTATTATAACAAGAAAGATTATAGAACAGATGAAGAATTGTTAAAGCTATACAATTACTTAAAAGAGCAAGGGAAGGTAAGCTAATGAATTACAAATTAATATTTCTACCTGAAGCCTACATAATCTTTCAATGTCAGACCCTAATGGAAATGAGAGAGTTTATCCAACATCATCAGAACCTTGGAGCCTCTTTTAGCTCTGGGAAGTTTTGTATCCTGGATGTAATGGTAGACAAGGAAGTCTTGCTTTCTGACCTGGGTCTGTAAGCAGGGTAGGGTAGGCAGGAATTACAGCAAAAAATACTTGAAGAAGAGGCTTGACACAGCCTCTTTTTTGTGGTTCTGACCCTGAATACCAGATTGTAAAATGTGTAGGGTAAAGGCATTTCAGGATTTTCTACCCTACACCACCCTACATTTGCCTATTGGTGGTGGAACTCTCTCTTGGACATAAAGTATTGATTTAAAAGCACCCTACACCATCCTACAGAAAATATTCTAAAATACTTTGTAAGTCTAATGTTATCAATCATTTCTCTTAAAAACTAATTTGTAGCTGAAGGGGTTGTCCAGCTTCGGATGGGTACAGGTCACCTGGAGGGCCAGGGAATCCCCGTCCTTCCGCATGGAATAGACGTACTTCAGGGTGTAGTCATCTCCCCTGAGGGTCTGGATCATGGTCGGGCCGTTCCGCGTGAGCGTGACTTTGAACTTCTCGTCGTCGCTGCGTTTCCAGTCGGCCTCAGTGCCATCGGCAGGGGTATCGATGGGGCGTTCCTTCCCCATGGTGACGGAAAAACTCTCACCGGCCAGGATGTCCAGCTTGTTGAAGCCGCGGCAGGCGGACTGGAGTTTCTTCTTCCAGTACAGCCTCATGGCGAAATTCTGATCCTTGAGGAAGTCGTCGATCTGTTCCTCGACCTTGTCGCTTTGGGAGGCGTGCAGGGACCACTCGCCATCCCACTTGATCATCGCTTCCTTGTCGGCAGCGGCCCCTTTCTGGGCAGGCTTCGCCTTCTGGGCCGAGACAGGAAGGGCCAGGAGACCGGGAAGGATGAGGAGTGGAAGCCGGCGCATGGGGACTCCAGGTGTGATGGTTGGAGCCTACGCCCCCGGTCCGCCTTCGGGAAGGTGCTTCGCGGAAGCTTGAGATAAAGGTGCAGATCCGGAGGAACCACCCGGGAACCAGGGGTGTAAGCTGATGGTAATTATGAATTCATCCGCGCGCCGCCACCCCCCCAGCCCTCCGAAGTCCCGATGAGCACCCCCCCCGACAAGCCTTTCAACTCCCGCCCGCCGAGCCTGGCGCCCCGTGCCCTTTATGAACAGGTGGCGGAGCGGCTGCGCCAGCAGATCTACAGCCGGGAACTCGAACCAGGCAGCAGGATCGACGAGCAGAAGCTGGCGGAGGAGTACGGCATCAGCCGGACCCCCATGCGCGAAGCGCTGAAAGTGCTCGCCACCGAGGGCCTGGTGACCATGAAGATGCGCCGCGGCTCCCATGTGGCAGAGATGTCCGTGGACGACGTGCGGCAGGTCTACCGCCTGATGTCCCTCCTTGAGAGCGATGCCGCCATGGAGGTGGCGGAGCGCGCCTCTGAGGAAGACCTGGCCAGCCTGCGCCAGCTCCATGAGCGGCTGGAAAAGCAGGTGCGCCAGCGGGACGCCTACTTCGCCACCAATGAGCAGTTCCACCTGCGCCTCCTGACCATCGCGGGCAACCGCTGGCGTCTGCAGATCGTCAACGATCTCCGCAAGGTCATGAAGCTCAACCGCCACCACTCGCTCTTCCACCAGGGCCGTCTCTCCGAGTCCCTCGCCGAGCATCGCGCCCTCATGGATGCGCTGGAGCAGCGGGATCCCGCCGCCGCCGCCGCCCTGGTGAGGATGCATTTCGAGAAGGGTCTGGCGGCCGCAGGGGGCTGACCCGCACCGGGCCCAGGTTCACTCGTGCAGGGCGATCTATGGGAACCAGGGGGGTTCCCGATCAGGATCCAGGGTGTGCTTGGAACTTGTGATTCATGATGTATAATTACTGCTTGTGTTCAGCGGACAACAGTGTAGAAACTTGTAGAACTCTTAATTTCAATTATTTTCAAACAATATTCCCGGGTGGCGATTTGTACGACAGGCATGCGATTAGGGTTCCCGGGCCGGGAATGAACCCGGTCAGGCCATGGCCAAGGAGGCGAACCGGATCCAAACAGTGAACCCCCTTTGCCCGTTCAACCGATCAACCATGCACCAGACAGCAGTGGAACCAGCCTGAACATTCGCGGTCACCATACGAAGGAGTTTGTCCATGAGTCGCAAACAGGAAGCCCTCGACTACCATTCGCAGGGAAGAAAAGGGAAGATCGAAGTCGTCGCCACCAAGCCCTGCTCCACGGCCCGCGATCTGGCCAATGCCTATTCCCCCGGCGTGGCTGAGCCCTGCCTGGAAATCGAGAAGAACCCCGAATTGGCCTACGAATACACGGCGAAGGGCAACCTCGTGGCCGTGATCTCCAACGGCACCGCCGTGCTGGGCCTCGGCAACATCGGGGCCCTGGCCGGCAAGCCGGTCATGGAAGGGAAAGGGGTCCTCTTCAAGCGGTTTGCCGACATCGACGTGTTCGACATCGAAGTGAACGAACTGGACATCGACCGGTTCTGCCAGGTGGTCAAGGCCCTGGAACCCACTTTTGGCGGCGTGAACCTCGAGGACATCAAGGCCCCCGAGTGCTTCGAGATCGAGACCCGCCTGAAGAAGGAGATGAACATCCCCGTCTTCCACGACGATCAGCACGGGACGGCCATCATCAGCACGGCGGCGCTCATGAACGCCTGCGAGATCGTGGGCAAGAAGATGGAAGACATGAAAGTCGTGTTCAGTGGCGCCGGGGCTTCCGCCATCGCCTGCGCGAACATGATGATCTCCGCCGGTGTGAAGCTGGAGAACCTCTGGCTCTGCGACACCAAGGGCCTGGTCTACACCGGCCGGGCGGAAGGCAACAACAAGTACAAGGACAAGTTCGCGAAGCCCAGTGAGTGGCGCACCCTGGCGGACACCATCGTGGACGCGGACGTGTTCGTGGGCTGTTCCAGCAAGGGCGCCCTGACTCCCGAGATGGTCCTGAGCATGGCCAAGCAGCCCATCGTCTTCGCCCTTGCGAACCCGGATCCCGAGATCGACTACCACCTCGCGAAGGCCACCCGCCCCGACATCATCATGGCCACGGGCCGCAGCGACTTCCCGAATCAGGTGAACAATGTCCTGGGCTTCCCCTTCATTTTCCGCGGCGCACTGGATGTGCGCGCCTCGGAAATCAACGAGCCCATGAAGCTGGCGGCGGCCAAGGCCCTGGCCGCCCTCACCCGGGAGGAAGTGCCGGATTCCGTAGTGAAGGCCTACGCGGGCCAGACCTTCAGCTTTGGGCCTGAGTACATCATCCCCAAGCCCTTCGACCCCCGCGTGCTGCTCTGGGTGGCCCCGGCCGTGGCCAAGGCCGCCATGGACACCGGCGTGGCCAGGATGCCCATCGCCGACATGACGTCCTACCGG